CTGTTCTTACTGCTCAACTAGCTCGCATCCTCCGTAAAGGAGACTATGACTTTAAAACTCAAGAGGTAACACTATGGACTCCATAAACCCTGACTACTACAAAGGTTATGCAATACAACCTATTGAATACATCATCAAAAATAACTTAGGTTTTTGTGAAGGGAATGTTGTTAAATATATTTCTCGCTGGAATAAAAAAGGTGGTGCAGAAGATTTAAGAAAAGCTATTAGATACATAGAAATTCTTTTAGATAATGAAACTAATTAACATGTCTGTTATACTCTCTTACTCAAAGTGAACTACAATAAACCTGAACCTCTTCCTTTTCCTGCTTTATCTGATGAGTTAATTAACGCTCTGGATAGTCATTTTCCACAACGTCACCCAGATTTATCTTTTACTGATAGAGAAGTTTGGTTTAAGGCAGGTCAAAGAGCAGTAGTTGATTATCTTATTGAACAACAAGCAAGACAAAAGGAGACAATGCTTACAAACAACATTCTGGAAGGCCAAATCTAATGTGCGTTTTCTCCGCCCCTAAACCACCAACACCAGAACCTATTGCACCAGCACCAAAACCTGAAGCAACTGCAAAGTCTCCTGTTATTGGTAGGAAAAGAGCAATTGCTAAAAGAACTACAGGATCAAGAACATCAGGCGGGACTAAAGCTGCTAGAAGATTTGGTACTCGCTCTTTAAGAATCCCTCTATCTGGTGGATCAGGTAATCTCAATTACTAACAATGAACTCTGCATTAGGTGAAACAGCTGTTGCCAGATTTGAGCAACTACAAGGTGATCGTTCTACTTTTTTAAGAAGAGCACAAGATGCTTCTAAGTTAACTATCCCTGCATTAATACCGGAAACTACTGGTAATTCTGCAAAGCTTAAAACTCCTTTCCAAGCTCTTGGTGCTCGCTCGGTAAACAGCCTTGCATCTAAATTACTTATTGCTTTACTTCCTCCTTCTACTCCTTTCTTCAAACTTAGTATTGATAGTCTGGAATTAATGAAGGAAGGACAAGAAGGATTAGAAACAGAAATAGATAAAGGGTTAAGAGTAATTGAAGCAGCTTTGATGAATGAAATAGAAATATCTAATGACAGAGTTGCAATGTTTGAAGCTCTTAAGCATCTAATAGTTGGTGGGAATGTTCTTCTCTATTTAACTGACAATGGATTAAAGGTTTATCACCTTAATAGGTACGTTTGTAAACGTGATGATGTAGGAAACATACTGGAAATCATTACTAAAGAAACAGTTCATCCTCAAGCATTGCCAAGTGATTTCTTGGAGATGATAAAGAAGAAGGAAAACTATGATGCAGAAGATTTTGATGAAGACCTAGACATATACACCTGTATAAAAAGGTATGGAGATGAATTTACTTGGTTCCAAGAATGTAAAGGAGAAAAGATTCCTGGTACTGACGGTAATTCTAAAATTGATGTATCACCTTGGATCTGTTTGAGATGGACAAGGATTGATGGTGAAGATTATGGAAGAGGATATGTAGAAGAATATCAAGGAGATTTAATTAGTCTTGAAGCTTTAATGCAGGCAATTATTGAAGGTGCCGCTGCCTCTGCTAAGACCATCTTCCTAGTTAATCCTAATGGTGTTACCAGAGCACAAACTTTAGCAAAGGCTCCTAATGGTGCTATTCGTGAAGGTAATGCTCAAGATGTTTCTGTCTTACAGGTCAATAAAGGAGCAGATTTTAATGTTTCTTTCTCTGCTATTCAGCGTATAGAACAAAGATTGGAATATGCATTTTTAATGGCTAGGTCAGTTCAAAGAGATGCCGAAAGAGTAACTGCTGCTGAAGTTTCAATAATGGCTAATGAATTAGAAAATAGTCTTGGTGGTATTTATTCAATACTGACTCAAGAGTATCAATTGCCCTACCTCAAAAGAAGGATGCATATGTTAGTCAGGTCAGGTAAAGCTCCTAAGCTCCCAGAGAAGATAGTTAAGCCTAAGATTGTTACTGGTCTACAAGGTTTAGGTAGAGGTAATGACAGAGCTAAGCTGGTTGAATTTATTGGTACTGTCTCTCAAGCATTAGGACCAGATGTGATGAGAATGTATATGAATGTAGACGAAGCAATCAAACGTTTAGCTAACAGCATTGGAATAGATACAGCCAACCTTGTTAAATCACAAGAACAGATACAACAAGAAATGCAAGTACAACAACAGCAGCAACTTATTCAACACTTAGGTCCAGCTGCTTTGGGTTCTCCTTTGATGGACCCACAGAAAAACGCTCAAGCACAACAACTAACAGAGGAAACTAATGCCAACCAAGAAACAGTCTGAACCAGCACCTAAAGCTGACAAACCTAAAATTGAAACACCTAAAGTTGTAGTAAAGAAAGAAGAAGTTACTACTCAACTTACTGTTTCTAAACCTAACGAACCGGAACAAAATCCTATTCCTAAAAAAGTAGGAAGTTTCAAAACTCGAAAAGGCAATACAATAACTTTTAACTAACCACCCAGAGGTTCTATGGCTCAATCACAAGTCGCAACATCAGAAACTCCTCCAATGACCACGGAGGATTTAGCTAATCTTGAAAAAGATGAAAACGGTTTAATACTTGGTAAGTTTAAATCTGTTGAAGATCTTGCTAATTCTTATAAAGAACTGCAAGGCAAACTAGGTCAAACAACCACAGAAGAATCAACACCTGAACCTTCTACTGAAGAAGAAACCAAAGCAGAAGAAACAAAGACAGAGGAATCTGACTTTAATGCTGCTGAAGTTTATGGTGAAGGTTTAGCTAATGTCTTATCTGAAGCTGGTATAGATGCTCAGGATATTTCTACTAGATGGCAAGAATCTGGTGAAATTTCTGAAGATGACTACACCAAATTAGGAGAAGCAGGTTTTTCTAAAGGTGTTATTGATTCTTATCTTGCTGGATTAAAAGCACAACAAGCTGGTGCTGTTGAAGTAGCTGATAGTCAAATTAAAGCTATTCAGGATTCAGTAGGTGGAGCAGAACAGTATGGAAAACTAACAGCTTGGGCTGTAGAAAATCTTCCTTCTGATCAAGTAGAAGCCTTTAATGCTTTAACTGAAACAGGTAATGCAGCTTCTATTCAACTTGCCGTTAACGGTATTCAATCTCAATACAACAATGCTATGGGTAAAGAACCTTCTCTAGTTACTGGTAAAGCTGGTCAAAGTGGTGTCACTCCATATAGATCAACAGCTGAAGTAGTAACAGCTATGAAAGATGCTCGGTATGGAAAGGATGTTTCTTATACAGAGAATGTTCAAAGACGATTAGCAGATTCAAATGTATTTAACGTAAAAGGATAATCTGCCTATGGATTTTAGTGATCCTTCTTTGCAGTCCCTGCTTTGGGGGCTGCTTTTTTTATGTTCTGAAATTGTGGCTTTGTCACCTTTAAAGAGTAATGGTCTAGTTCAGTTTGTTTTAAATATCATCAAACTCATGAAAGTTAGTGGTGTTGGCAAAACTAAATAACTGTTATTATTGAATTACTTCTAGGTTTTCTAAATATTAAGTTGCCCCTTGCGAGGGATAACACCTTGAGAAAGGATTCGCCCAGGAAGTATCAAACACCTTTTTTAATCTTCACTCTCAAGGAGTAATCCATGTCTAACGCAACAGCGTCAAGGCTGGGTCTGGTTAACAATAGTGGAACCGCCTATGAAGCTTTATTTCTTAAAGTCTTCTCTGGTGAGGTGCTAACTGCTTTCTCTGAAAACAATGTTTTCTCAGATGCATTACATACCGTAAGAACTATTTCTTCTGGTAAGTCAGCACAATTCCCTGTTACAGGCACAGCATCAGCCGCCTATCACACACCTGGTAACTTACTAACAGGTGGTGCAATCCTTCACAATGAGAAGGTCATTAACATAGATGACTTACTTATTGCTCAGACATTCGTCGCCAACATTGACGAATTGATGAACCACTATGACGTAAGAGCAATCTACGCTAGTGAACTAGGTAAGGCACTTGCCAAAACTTATGACCAGAACGTAGCTAAATGTATAGCTAACGCTTCTAGAGCTTCTACTACTCTTACAGGTGGTAGTGGTG